TTTTGTCCGGCTACGGCTTCGGATCCGGCGACGGCGACGGCTCCGGCGACGGCTCCGGCGACGGCTCCGGCTACGGCTTCGGATCCGGAGACGGCTACGGCTACGGCTTCGGATCCGGCTTCGGATCCGGCGACGGCTTCGGATCCGGCTACGGCGACGGCGACGGCGACGGCTCCGGCTCCGGCGACGGCTTCGGATCCGGCTCCGGCGACGGCTCCGGCTACGGCTTCGGCGACGGATCCGGCGAAAAACTCATGAAATATCAAGGGAAGAAAGTTTATTATATAGACTCTATTCCTTGTGTATTTGAGTCGGTTCATGATAACTGGGCATCGGTCATGGTTATAAATTGCGAAGATTTTACAACAAAAAAAGCCGTTGTAGCAAAACTTGACGGACTATTCGCTCATGGCGAAACGGTTCGCGAGGCCTTCTCAGCTGTTACCGAAAAAGTCATGGATAACATGGACGATGACGAGAAAAAGCGTCGCTTTCTTGAAGCGTTCCCGGAATACGAGACACCGTACAAAATCGATGATTTCTTTTCATGGCATCACATCGTTACCGGATCGTGCGAGTTTGGCAGGAAGAAATTCGCGCAGGAACACGGAATCAACCTTGATGGAGAAATGACCGTCAAGCAGTTCATCGAGTTAACGCGAGGATCTTATGGTGGGTATCGGATCGGCGAACTTTTGGAACTGTACAAGAAGTAAACACGCGTGCTCCCGGCGATACGGGGGAAAGGAAGTTTTATGGAACAGAAAAAAGTCACGCTTGATACCATCAATTCAGGCGCGGCGATTGACCTTTTCAATGAGGAGTTTGAAGCCCTCTTGAAAAATCTAGCGGATGAAAACACCTCTCCAACAAAGACTCGGACGATCACGTTGAAGGTTACGGTCAAGCCGAACGAAACACGGGAAAGCGCTGCCACCATGGTCGAGGTCTCCCACTCTTTCGCTCCGATGAAACCCCATGCCGGTATGGTTGTTTTTTCTTCCGATGGAAGGAATATAGAGGCGTTCGCGGTCAGTCAAGGAAAACAGCCTGATCTACCGGGCGTTATTCAATTCGCTGAAAAAGCAGGGGGAGAAAAGTAATGGACGGACAAGCAGTTTTAGAAATTGCCAAACTCGAAGACGCACAGAAAACTATTGTTGTCGGGGAACAAACCTTTTCCCGCGAGGAATTCAAACCGGTTATTTTCGACCCGCGGCCTTCAGCGGTTGAAGGAAACACGCTCACGGGATTGATTGACTATATGCGGGCAAATGTCGAGGGCGTAAAGCTCGAAGGTTGCCTCTTGCTGGTCAAGGATTACGCCCATGTCGAACTGGTTGAAAAGTTTTCCGGAGCACGAAAAACTCGTACCGTGTTCTTTTCGGCCTCGCTCGACAAAAATCTCCCCGCATTCCCCTTTGATAGCTTTATCGCGGTTGAGGATTTTATCATCAAGGCGCGGTCTTTGTTTCAGAACACGGCAGACCTTGACGCGGTTGTTTCGCTTGTTTCCCGCGTGACTGAACAGAACCAGATTACCGCCAAAGATGACGGAATTTCTCAGGAAGTACAGGTCAAGAAAGGTCTTTCCGGCGCGGTGTCGGAAGGCGTTACGACCAAGGGCGTATATGCCCTGCGGCCGTATCGAACCTTTCGGGAGCTTCAACAGCCCGAATGCTCGTTTATTCTTCGCCTCAGAGCAAAGACAGACGCGCTCCCTGGCGCTGCCTTGTTTGACGCGGAAGGCGGCACGTGGCGCAATCTCTCGACGGAAGCTATAAAAGCCTATCTGGTTGAACAAACCGGCGTATATGGCCTTTCAGTTCCCGTAATCGCATAGCCCACCTATCAGGCTTGGCCCCTTCGGGGGCCGTTTTTCGGAAGTGAGAGGCGCCTCGGATAGCGCCGGGATATGCGAATCTGCACCCACCAAGTCGCGTTTACCTAATGGTGAGGTGCTAGCCGAGTTCGACTCTGGCCACTCCCGTTTTTATGGTACAAAAATAATTACGATTTATCTTGCGTTTGTTTATTTTATGGTATAGAATTAAAAGCATGGAGGAAACTTATGAAACAATTTTTTATAGCCTTAATCGGGGCGCTTTTCGGGCCGGATTCGCATTCACGGGGGAGGTATTAGGGATGAAATACGCTGATCTAAAAGAAATTATGACAGAGTTTCGCCTGAATCACATAACCCGAACAGAACTGGTCGCGGCGTTCGCACTGTGGCAGAGACCGGTCGAAATAGCTCGACTAGATGAAATTAAAAGGAGATTAGCAATTCATTTTCAGGTTCCTTTTAATATGCTTTGGCCGGGGCAAAAAGATCCTGGAGACAACTACAAATTGGCGCTTGAGGCGGTAATAAGATGAACCATACAAAAGAACCGTGGCACGTTTGCGACGGATTAATTTCTTCTGAAAAAAAAGAGGCTATTGCCCTTGTAGAACATAGCGGTATGAATGGCCCTGTTTCACCAACCGGATCCGCCAACGCCCGCCGGATTATCGCGTGCGTGAATGCGTGCTCGGGAATTGAGACAGAACTGCTGGAAGACCCAGAAGGGAGGTTCAACCCCGGTTTTTACGGCAGGATGGCATCCAAGGAAGGAACGCGAGCGAATAAGGCCGAAAAAGATCGCGACGAGCTTCTCGCGGCGCTGAAGGAGCGAACCGGTTTTTATTATGAAAGAAACGTACCCCATCAGTTTTCTTTGCCTCATTGTCTTTGCCGGGAATGCACGGATAAACGTTGTGATTCAGCTCTTGCAAATATCGAGGCTAAGAAATGAAATGCCAAGGCTGGTATAATCCAGAGTGCAACAGAATGGACGCGGTTAACTTTAGGATGCGCACGGCATATCACATTGAATCAAAAAACTTTAGGGTTCTTTGTCCTGATTGTCAAAAAGAATGTATTGAATATTGGGATGCAGAATGGGAAAACCTAAACAATGAATTAATGCAATCATTAAAGGATAATCCCCATGCCTGACATCTCCCTCGCCCTTCGCCCCCGGTTCATCGACCGGGTATATGAATCGTATGAAAGAAAGAACGCTGATTGGCGTCGCCCCCACCTCGGGGCGTCCCTCTTGGGTAATCCCTGTCGTCGCGCCTTGTGGTTTTCCTTTCGGTGGTCTATCGCTCCGAATTTCCCCGGACGAGTTTTACGCCTTTTCGATACTGGAAACCGAGAGGAAGGACGGATCGTCGCTGATTTAAGGAATGCGGGTATTACGGTATTCGATAAAGATCCTGCAACCAATCAGCAGTTCCGCGTATCGTTCTGCGAACACTCCGGGGGTAGCCTTGACGGTATCGCTCAGGGATTCGACGAAGCGCCCAAAAAATGGCACGTCGTGGAGTTCAAGACGCATAATAAGGAATCGTTTTCGGGGTTAAAAGTGAAGGGTGTCGAGGTGTCAAAGCCACTTCACTACACCCAGATGCAAGTATACATGTACAAAATGAACGAAGCTTTCCCGGGGGAATTCGACCGTGCTATGTACATCGCCGTCAATAAAGATAATGAAGAAATGTACGGGGAACGGGTAAAATTGGATCACCTGTTCGCGCAGCAGACGATAGGAAAAGCGAGCGCCGTGGTTGAAAGTCCAAGGCCTGCAGGAGTGTTATCTGATGATCCCAAATACCCTGCTTGCCTATTCTGCGAGTATCACGGGCTTTGTTTCGGTACAGAGTGGAAGGATACGGGCTCTGGTTGGGCTTTCGTTCCCTTCTCTCGGGATAAAATAGAACGCAATTGCCGGACTTGCTTGCATTCTTCTCCAACCAAAGGGGAAGGACGCGGCGAAAACGTGTGGGACTGTGCAAAGGATGATAGTTGGATAACCGACGGAAAACAAAAATGCGCTGATCACCTCTTCGTTCCTGACTTCCTGCTTGTTTCTCTCGGGGCGGTGGTTGACGCGGATCGCGGGGGTGAGTGGGTTAAGTATGCCGGCGGGGTGAATTATAAAGGGGGAAGGATTGAAGAAAAATAAGTATTTACATCTTTATCGTGACGGCTTGCAAGTTTGGCCAATTGGAATAATCTGCCTCCGTCGCATTAAAGGTTTTGGTTTTGGCTTCA